TCAAGGTAAAAATCGATACATTACGCAGCCTGAAAAGCCTGAGCCGGCTGTGGTCGGAGTGCCATCAACAGCAGCAGAATACGAACCACCGCCACCGGCGCCAAAGCGGGTTCCGTCGCGCCCTACCTGATTGCCGCAACGGCCACCGCCACCCCATGGGCCGCCGCCTCCGTAGCCGCCAAAGGTCGAAGCGTTACTCTGCCCGTCTCCTCCCCAACTTCCAGTCTGATTCCAGATCGTTCCTCCGGAGGCGGTCCCACCATCACCACCGGCAGAGCCAGTATTGTCATAGAAAAATCCGCCATGGCCTCCACTGGCCTGCAAAAGCGTCTGACCGTTGTAGCTGACAAGAGAGGTTCCTCCTGTCTGCCCTGCCGTTCCTCCTTGACCAATGGTGACGCCCAGAGCGCCTCCACTGGTGGCACTAACGGTATAAATACCCCATGCGTCGCCACCGCCACCGCCTCCACCGCCTGAAAAAGACCCAGTCAATGCTGTGGAACTCGATGATGCACCGCCGCCGCCGCCGCCAATCGCGCGCAGTTCGACGCGGCTTGCCCATGCCGGAACGGAAAGAGACGTGTCATTCGCCACAAGCTGCATTGGTTCTGCAATGGCACGAAGCAATGTCTGCGTCGCAAGTTCGGGAATTGTTGGCCAGAAAGCCTGCCCCGGTTGAGGCTGAACACCAGCCAAAGATGCCACACCTTGCGGAATTGCCAGTGTATAAAGCGGAACCACAGTCCCACCGTCTGGAGCGGAAGGTGCATCCGTTGCAATTACAAAAGACATTCCAGCCCAGCGACGAGTAGGAAGGACGTTGCCGCTATTGTTTAGCCCTGCCTGTGTCTGGGACGGATTGGAAGCATTGAAAAATGCCAGAACTGTCTGATCAATATCCTGCTCGGAACAAATTGCGAAAACAGTATAGTTTGCCCCCGTTCCGGGCACAGTAACCGTTACTGCCGTCTCACTTGAATACTGGCAGGTGGTTTGTGTCGGGTCAGCGCGATAACCACCGCCAGCGCCTCCAAGAGGGGCAGCATCCATGACCCCTGGAGCCGTAATGGATCCAGGATCAATCGTTACAGACAAAGAAGAAGAAGATGGCGTACACCCAAGCCCGGAAGCCGCGATAACACCCCGGCCATATAACATGTCAGACATATGGCCTATTGCAGCCTTGCCATACTTTCCAACGCGCAAAAGGTCCGTATCCAGCGGGATCGACCCCGCATATACAATCGCCCGATCCATTACTGCTCCACCCGAACCCAGCCCGTTACACCGCCGGCTGCGGTCCGTTCAATAACTTGATAAATAGCCTGCGTATCAGACGCCTGACCTAAAGCAGTCTCCAGAAAAAACTGCCCTCCAGACTGGCTGCCATACCGTAAGTCAGCACAGCCATATCCGAAGCCTCCGCCACAGGACGGTGAGGCAAAAGACGCCTGTGCATGACAATCTGCTGCATTCAAAGGCTCAATAATAACGGGCTCCACACCCGTGACAGCGACCAGAGCATCTCTGACGGCTTGCCGGGTATTTCGCGGCGCGACCAGAGAAGTCACAATCCGTTTGCGATAATCGCTGTCGCTTTCCGAGACCCTCCTCGGCAACCCGTCCACACCGAAATAATCTGCCGCCAGCATATCCAGAAAGGCGTCGCTCATTGTCGAAAGGCGCGTCTGATTCCGGCATTTCTCCATAAGAGCCCAGATTCCAGCAAGAACCGTGGAAAACCCTGTCAGAAGAGCCACCAGAACTGGTGCTTCTTCCTCTTCCAACCCCTGAGGGGGCGCCGGGAACCAACCAGTGGGAAGGAGCGCACGCAAGCGGGCCGTAAAATCTTCAAGAGAGCCCGGTACTGGCCCGGTATCCAAAAGGGCTTTTCCATCCGTAGCCTGGAGAACTAACCCTTCTTCGTCATAAAGCATACCCATCGTCAGCTTCCAACCTGAGCCGGACTCATCAACGGAATACGATAATCAGATCCATTGATGTTGATGTGCAAAAATCCGCCATCAGCAGTTGTCGGCAAGGTCATCCCCTCCCCACTGACAGGAGAAGATATCTGCAATTCACCGCCCTCTGCTGGAAAAAGCCCCAGATTGGCGGATCCATTTGCGCCCTGTTGTACATAGAGGCCAGCCGCCTGACTTCCTGCACCCGCCTGCACCTGAAGAGCATTATTGGGTGCCGCGATGCTTCCAACTGAAAAAAGAGTATGTCCTTCGATATTACTGAAAAGAATCTCGTTATCGACAAAATCCTGTCGTACTCCTTTTGCGCGCTCCGTAACCGTAGAACGTACAAAGGCGCCGACATTGCTACCCACAGCACCCGAAACTACTTCTGGGGTATGCCACTCCATGGCATGATTACGCGCCAGAGAAAGTGCCGAGGCGTAACCGTCGTCTGTTCCATCCGTTCCACTAAGGGACGTGGCACCAAAAACAATTCCCGTCTGCCACGAATTCGGATTCGAAACAAAAACCATTCCAGCAGCCGCATCCGACGTGCCATCCGTCTGACCTCCGCCTACACCAAGCTGAATACCGTAAACACCCCCGCCCACATTAGGAGCGTAGGGATTGGACTGGCCAATAGCCAACCCACCAAAATTGACGGCTTCCAGTTCCATGACGAATGTCGGCTGATAATTCACGCCTGCCAGACGCCACGCTTCTCCGTAATATGCATAGGCAGTCGTGGTTGTCGGGGTAGAGGTGTCATCGGCAACACCCCAGGACGCTACGCCAATCGAACTTGGCTGGAAACCAAGTGTCGCAGGCGCCGTTTTTGCATCGGATGTGCGGGATGCTGCGACGAAAGCACTATTACCAAACTGCGCAACCGACGCACACTGAGCGTCCTGCAACGCCCATGGCCCAATAGACGTCTCTCCCATCGTGCGGGAAAGCCAGTCCTTTTTTGATGCCGCGTCACGATCGCTCAAGCCAGGATTAGATGCAGCATCTCCAATCAGAACCCGATCCGCAAACCGACTGATTTTTGCCCCTTTATCCTCGTAAAAGCTTCCTGTCGGCATCGAAACCGCAGGTGCACCGGCAATCTGCGATGCAGTTGCCGTAACCGTATGTTGACCACTGGCATCGGCAAGGACAAGAACCTCGTTTCCAGTCAGCGCCTCAAGTTTTGGATATCTATTAAAAACAGGCATAGTCTTCCCCATCCTCCGCAAATATTCATGCAAGAGGCCTGTTTGTCAGTTTTGAATGACGCTGATCTGAATACTACCAACCGCCAAAGCCTGGTCGCCGTTCGCAGGAATATCCAACTGACTGCCGTTGAGGCGCACATCAAGAACGGACGTAACGGTGACGCCCGCGCCCACATAAGCCAGATAGGAGAGTCTACTGAAAGCATACCCACTGCCTACAGTCGTTCCTGCAATATCCTGCGTAATGGCATTCTGAATGGCAGTTGTCGCCTGCTGTATTCCGACGGATAAAGGCACCACAACAGTCATGGAAACATTCAGAATCAGCAAAGATGGCGCACGCACGCCAAACCCGACCCCAAGCGCCTTAACCTCATTCACTGCGTCGTAAATCTGCTCCAGCAACTGATCTGCCGGAGCCCCACTGCCATCATTCAGAACAACCGTAAAATATCCAGAGCGGGCAGTATCATCCGCTGCCAATCCGTCCCGCAACGAATAGGAAAGACCCGTCTGAACACCCAAAATGGCATTTCCCACGGCGGCTCGACTGGCAGACGCTTTTGCCGCCAACCACAATGGAAAGCGGGTCCGCAACTCCGCATCGGTTTCCTGATCTGAACCATTCAGGAACGCCACAGGATTAGTCACTGTATCGATACCAGAAATTGCTGTACCCATGAGACAGATCGCACCCACCGGGACATTCCCAATTCCTCCAGCACTCTGACACTGAACCGGAACCGAAATATTCGACATGCCAGCTGTCCGTACGTAGCCTCCGGCCGTTTCCGACCACCCCGAGAGCATACTCTCCTTCACAACAACAAAAGAGAGACCGGAAACAGTTCGTACAATCGTGCCGGGCACCACAACAGCCGATTGCTGTGCAGGTGAGAACGACGACATGGTGACCATTCCGCTTGCGGGCGTACCCGGAAGACGTGACATCCCAAAATCCTGGACGAAACTGTCACAATCCTCGGCCGTACACGTTGCCAAACGGGTTCGAAGCAAAATCTGCAACACCAGATACTGCAACCATAATCCGATACCCCCTACGCTTTCCATCAGCGCACGAACCGGAGACCCGACAGAAACATCCAGTAATTGCGTACAGGAAGATTGCGCCGTTACCACTGCGGTAGACACCGTCGTGGTGAACGAGCGAAGAGAAAGAGACATTACATCCTCCAGATACACCCAACTGAAGCAGGCACATCTTTTTTACGAAGAAAAATCCAGGGTCTGCTGTTGCCCGGTCTCAGCATCCACATAAGAAATCTTGCACAGACACACCCCATCGGGGACGGAGCTGATCTCGACTTCAACAGGAAAATAGGGGTCTACGCCTGCATCTTTCTGGACCTGAACCCTGATTTCAGCCTGCATTGTTGATGGCACAATGACGTTACCAATCATGCCCTGCAAACCAACGCCATAATCTAGCTGCCAAAGATAATCACCGACGTTGGTCAACAATCGTCTCAGAAGGCGTTGCCGAACCTCTTCCGAGCCGGAAACAACAGCCAATCCGCCATCTGCAAGCAGCAGATCACCACCGTAAAAATGACCAACGGAACTCATCCTATCGGCCCTCCCGTGGACTGTGTTCCTACCAGATGAATATGATTATCTAGTGAATGAGCCTCAGTCTGAATATCGCCAGAAAAAACCTTCAAACCACTAGCGGACAAGACGGCCCTAACATTTCCAACCGTCAAAACAATCTGATCCTGAGAAATAATAAACCTTGAATTACCAGCTCCCAGTGTCACGCTCTGTCGGTCAATCTGACACCACCCCGCTTCCGCACTTTTCTGCAAGGGAACCGATAACGTATTCTCAACAGGCGGCTCACCACATCCCGCACGGATCAAAAGCTCACCCGGTTGAATGACACTTCCATCAAGAGGCGATACAGGCGCCGTTACAACAGTATCGAAGACCGCGCCAACCGCGACAAGATGCTCCGCATCTCCTTCAATCGGAAGCAAAACAACATGCGTTCCGGGTTCGGAGGGGCACGCAATCCTGAGATCTCCGGCTTGGACACCACCAATATCTGCAATCCAGCCCGTTTCAATATTATCAGGCTGCACTCTAACCTTGATGGCATGGTTCACAGGATCAACAGCAGAAACCACCCCAAAAACAGCGTGAGCGCTCCTGTTGACCAAGGCCGCAGTAGTTATTTGCCCTTGCGTCAT